TACTGCTTTTGGTATAGGATAGGACTGATTAAGTATCAAAGAATTGTGCAATGAAAACATAATCGACGATGATGATACACCTAGATTAATTACAGGAAGCTGAAGTAAATCAGATAAGAAATATCCAACAGTATGACATTCATCAACTCCTAACCCAAATACCTCAGAGCAACCAAGTATAACAACTGAATTAGCCCAATCAACTGATTCAAATTCGTTAGTCCTGTATCCGTCGGAGTTTAATATGTACTCTGAAGTTATATCAGTGGTATCTACAGGTAAAAATTTACCATTTTTAATGTTAGTAATACAGTTCATAGTATTATTATACAGAAAAAAATAGGGCAGGTCAACTGCCCTTGGGTTTAATTTTGCCGTTTATATTCTATATGCTTCTACAGGTTGTGACAGACCGATACCTTCTCTAATATCGACATCGTTAGGTTTTTCGTCTGACCACATCATAATAGATTCTGCCTCGACCATGCGAATGGTTATAGGTTCAGGAGCCCCATTGTCGTATTGTGTACCACGTGTCCATCGGCCATGTTCCACAAGAATCCAATTGCCAATTTGATAATCGTCATCATTTTCTGGTCCTTTGGCAAACACGCGACCCCATCGAGGCTTAATACCTTCTGTTTTACCGTCGTCACTGCGAATTATGATTCCAGTGGCTGTTTTCTGCTCACCAAATTCCATATCTGAAACAAGCACACGATTGTGTAGAGGTTTCAACGTTCCTTTCACAACTGCCATGTTTATTCCTTAGACTTTCTCGGTTTGCGTGTAACGACTTCGTCTTGTACACCTGATAGTGTATCATTATGATATTCGGCTAATACATCTTCACGTTTTTTAATAATACGACCGCCTGGACCTAGTTCGTCACCACGAGCATTAACTCGAACGTTACCAACAGCAACGGTCATTTCGTTTTGTACACTTAATTTGTGCATGTCGATTTCACGACCTTGCATGGTTGTATATACAGATCTTTGTTGTTCTTTCATTGCCATAATTTTCTCCTTACGGGCATATTATTACTTATCTCAGGAATTCACGCCAGTCTAAATTATATTTGATGCTATCAATTTTATGTACTCCGATAATAAAGAGTACATAACTGGCTACACTTGATCCCCTACCCACTCCCCAAACAATATTGTTAGCTCTACAAGTATCTACAAAGTATTTGAGCCAACGTAATAGATCTAGCATATTGCGTTTTTTATATTCGTCTAATTCTTCAAATACTCTAGTCTGTTGTTCGATAGAGTTACAGTGGCCGCTACAATAAGCCTCAATGTCTATAGTTTTATATTCTTCGGGCATAAACCAATCTGATTGCAGAATTTGGTCAAAATCCTTTACATCTAAATTGTAAAAATCTTTTGATGGTTTTTTAAATGAAATACTAGATTCGAGTTCTAATTTTTGGATTTCTTTTGAGTCTTCAACGAATAGTTGATCTAACTTCTGAAACTGTCCTTGATATAACAATTCAAAAATATCGTCTTCAGTAAAAATAGGATTACTATACTTGTCAGTGTTCATCCTAGTATTTTAACTTACTTTAATCAAATCGTCAAGAGATTTATTACGCTTTTGATAATCTTTTTGCCAAGCAGCAGAACGACGGTGTTGAAGTTCAGCCTTGTATATGTCAAGGAACATACCAATTTGTCTTTGTATATTTGGATTTTGAGTCATGAAATATTTTCTACTGAGGTCTTGAATACGTGCCTCAATTTCAGCATCTTTTAAACTGTCAAAGTCTTCAGCTAGCGGGTGCATCAAATATTCCTAAAAACTTTACAAATACAGTCGCTCCCCCATTATAAGTCCATGCTTCAATTACCTTGGTTTGGAATGTTGATCTAGTGAATGTAATAGTATTGCCTGATCCAATGCTACCGGGTAGTACAGGAGATACTATAATAGTAAACGTTGGATTTTCAGGATCAGCATCATAGTCTCCCTTAACAGATGGTATGATTGCTTGAACTGTAGTACCGCTAGTGATGTCTGCTACATTAGAAGTAACAGTCATTCCGACTTCGATGTCATCCACGTCATTTAAAATAATTTGATAACCGCCGCCCGACACTGCACTTTTATTTAAACTATAAACTAGTTTAAATTCACGTGAAAACGGTTTTTCAAACCACAATTTTCCACCACCTATAGTATCTAGTGTAACAGTACTTGTTGAAACAGTATCACCTTTTAAGTGTAATCTAATGCTGGCAAATCTATTAGCTTCAGGCCAATCTTTAAAAGTTAAAGTCATGTCGTCGGTGATTGTCACATATTGTAGTGGGCCGTCGTTGAGACTAATATCAATTTGTGTCTCACTACTTACAGGAACAGATCCAATACTTGATACTAATCCGTATAATTTATTTGTAACTGCATTTGAAAGTTGATTACCAAGAAAGTCGTTGTCTTCGGCCCGGCTAGCAGAATTATTTTGTAAATCTGTTATTTCGCTGGCAGCAACTACTAAATTGTCTTTTATATATGTAAAGTTATCTCTAAAACCCTGGCTGTTATTGTCTTGCCCTGCTTTAGGATATGTTTCATCAATTTGTGATGTATTAATTTGGCTGGTCATATTATAGTATTCCTATCATTCTTAAACACAAGATATTTATCGCTAGAATCTCCGGCTACAGAATCTATTATATATCGATCAATTGTGTAGTCTAACTGTTTAAAGTTAAACTGGCTATTTTTAATGTTGTCTATTATTGTTTGCCCTTGGCCTGGAATACAGAAGCAAATTGGTACTGCTAGAACAAAACCTAGTTCTGATCTGGTTCCAGGTTGTATACTTCTCATCCAAAGAGGCAAATAATTTCTCTCAGTTTCTCCGATGGCAGAAATACGATCTTGCCAATTAGAAATACTAGAAGGAAATATTGCTCTAGTATTTGGGTCACTTATTTGTATGTTAGATTGATCAATAGATATTCTAGGATCGGGTCTGCGACCATTATAAAAATTATCGTACTCTAAAACTCCAAGATCTCGACTCCAAAAGTCATTTGTAGCATCTGTGGTAATTTTATGTTGATCTTTACTTTTATCTATTTTTTTATTTGGTAATCGACGACCCTCAGGTTCGAGTGGATCAATCATCTCAATATAAACTACTTCGTATACTTCAGTATTAGTTCCGGAGTCTTTTGCAACTGCCGTTTTAACGCTGCCAAATTTAAATTGTTTACGTTTATGATTTAGTCCAATAGCACCTATATATGCATCTATTTCTTTAGTTTCAATACCTGCATAGGCGATCATTTTTAATTGTGTTTGTATTCCAAATTGTGGATCGTTTGGTCTATATATACTGTTAGCACTGAATATTAAATTATTTGTAATGAATGTTTTAAATGTACTACGCTGATCCATCGGCAAGAATGGCCTAACAGTCAAGTTACTGTAAGACTTATTATTTGGGGTATAAATGTCAATGACAAAAGTTCTAGTAATAGAACTATAACCGTACTGATCTCTGGCAGTTACTGAAAATTCAAACGATCGATCGACCGTAGTATTTCCGCCGTCAAATGTATTAAACACTTTTTCTTCGACATTAGGAACGTCTTCGTAGAATCTTGTTAGTCCTAATTCAGTTTCAGATGCAAACTGATTAACTTTTCCAATGATCTCTCCGTCTAGGGATAATCTTAGCCCCGGCGGTAAAGTTCCACTTTCTTGAAGGTATACTAGTGTTGCATTTTCTACAGTAGTAGTTGCTTTGATATTTAGAGTACTGGTAAAATTAGCAGGGATAGATCCAAGATAATCCCCGCTGATCCATTGAATAGTGCTGTCAATCTCGCCAAGTATATCAACTGTAAATGTTCTGCTGGCAACAGCAGTTTCTGTAGTATTCGAAAATCTTTTTGCTGTTACGTTAAAAATATATCTTTTTGTAATTGCAGGTTGATAAGGAATAATACCAAACAACTCACCTGTGGATATATCAAATTGCAAGCCTGGCGGCAAACTAGATATCTGCCAGTTAATAGAATTTTCGTCTGGTGTACCGTAGAATACTGTGTCAGTTTGTTTAATGCAAATGTATGTCTTATTAAGATACAATACTTTATCGTCAACTTTATAAGATGTATCAGCATCCCATAATGTATCTGCTTCGATATTATAAAGAACAAGCCCGGTATCAATTGTTGTGTAGATATCTAGTATCAGTGTTAGATAATTATTTGCTCTATGTAGACCAAGATAGGCAGGAGTTTTCCAAATAGGATCTCTTAAGAATGTTCCATCAGATTTAAATATTCCAGCACTAGCAGGCAAGGCAGTATTGTCGGCTCTAAAATAATCATCTGCTACAACAAATATTCTAAATTTTCTATAATTAACAGTATCACCATCGGTTAGTGTTACAATAAATTCATAGTTTCTATTAACTTTTAAAATTCGACGACTGGGGACATTGTAATCATAGGTAATAGAATCGTAGGCATAACTGTCATAGCCGTCAGTGGGAACAGTACCAAAGTCATAGCCTACATTATCATACAAACCGTTGCCATACGATCCATCACCGTCAGATGATTTAATTATGTATGCAGGTTCTACAAATCCGGATAATAGACCCTCGTTACTTAATGATAAGCCCGGAGGTAGCTCACCGTCGTCATCCGAGATAAAATAACTAAGACGTTGGCCTGTGGCAGTGTCAAAATCTATTGCAGGAATTTGATAGTAGACAAATGTTGAATCTAATACATAATAAGAATTATTCGGACCAATTGGTAAGTCGCCCTCTGCAACTTCAAATATAGGAGCATCTGCACCTTCAATAACTATGGTAAATGTTCGATCAG